ATGATTGCAGGAGATTTTTCAGGTTTCGACACAAGAATGGCCGCCCAGATTACTAGCGCAGCCGCCAAAATTATGGTTAGCTGGTATGAAGCTGCTGGATGCTCTGAGGAGGATTTGGTTCTAGTGCGGGGGGCACTATCTGACATCGTCCACCCAAATATTCTATTTGATGGTGATCTTTATCGCTTTGCGAATGGCAATCCTTCGGGAAATTTGATCACTGTGCAACTAAATAGTATTTGCAATTCAATTATGATGCGCTATGTATACTATGCACAAATGCCAAACATTAAAGAGAAGTTTGCGGACAACGTTAGACTTGGAACATATGGAGATGATAACGCAATGTCGGTGAAGAAGCATTGCTCCTGGTACACTCATACCTCGTGCCAGAAGGAGTTTGAGAAATTGGATATTGGATACACAATGGCAGATAAAGATGCAGAATCTCTCCCTTACATAGGGATCGAGGCTATCTCTTTCCTTAAAAGGAAATTTGAGATGCATCCAGATCTGAATAAAATTGTAGCTCCAATTGAAGAGGACTCAATTCTCAAGCGCTTTCACTGGGTGAAGAAGCCTACTGAATCCCCCTTGTCCTTTGGGGAGCAGTTTGGTGCCTACACCGATGGTGCTATGCGTGATTACTATCTTTATGGTAGAGAAGCATACAACGACTTTCTCGCTAAGTTGAAGGATATTGTTTCTCAAAATGAAGAATTGCGTGGTGTAGTTTCTTTCATTCCGTATGATGAAATGACACTCACGCTGAAGCCTGATTATTCTGATGACTATGTAAATAAGAACGAGAAATTGTTCGCAGAGTCAACAGGTGTATCAGAGGAAGAATTCGCTCCAAGCGTGGAGGATTCTTCGGAGTCAGATTAATTTCTGGCTCTCTTCATTAAACCAATTTTGATAGGTCTTTTTACTCCAGTTGTAGACCTTAACCTACGGGAAACACATGGGAGGCATTGTATTGATTTACGGCAATTTTCAGATTCGTCATCTGAAGTTGAACGCTTGCAATGCAGCATTTTTGGACGAATAGGTGTGATGGATTAACCAGCCATTTGCATCTCCTAAAAATCAGCGGTTACCAATTTTGAAAAGAATTTTTATCGGACTTACATGGTCCTTAAACACACAATGAC